GGTATCGCGCAAAGAATATATTAATTCGGCGCTAAGAGTGGTATCATAATTACTCTCATCACACTCAAAGGCATTTGGGTGTTTCGACAGACGACGAAATAACTTGTCCCAAATTCCATGATAAATTGACCCACCAATAAATGCAGGGGTTGTCCCCCAGGCTTCATACAACTTATTATTCATTTCACCGCACATAGCAATACCAGCGGCGGTATTCACACCATTTGCGGCTACATAGCCGCGAAAATTACCTTCTTGAATCTTCTTCTTTTTACGAAGTTCATATTTACTGGTAAGGGTGTGAAAAGTGACAGCTTTATATTCACGAGATGAAATTGCTTCATAGTATCGTTTAACCTCACTCTTGAAAAATTCTCCATCCTGATAGGCAAGAAATGCCCTTTTATCGGAGAAAGGAGGTCGATCCCCATCCGCACGATTATACGGATAGCCAGGGGAACTACTTTTATTTAGCATTGATTTCAAATAATCAATATCCCAATTAATTGAGCTGTCACCCATAACTTTAAATTTTCTTAGAAGCCATTCCTGACAACGTCGCCAGGGATCTGTTAGAGGTGGGTATAACGTCTTGTAATATTTTCTTATTGCAAGATATGCAGCAGACGGTTGTGGGTTACCGTAAAACCAGGTGTCGTGCTTAAGGGCTATTGTTGTACCCTCTACCTGGTAGCGATCTTCTAACCAAGTATGGAAATAAGGGTCCCCCAATTGCTTCTCTTTATTGGATCCAGCTTGAAAGCGTGGAATATAATAGAGTTGCTTATAAGGGAGATCTGTTTCCTTCCAAGCACTAACACCCCCTAGCCGTGCCCTCTTATGCCAATACTGCATTATGGCAGGGGCATCGACTAGGAGGATCATTGAAAAAGGTGATAAGTCATGGCTTGACCGCCAGTTGACTTATCAGTTAGACCAGCAGCTTGTACTCCGATCACACTACGGGTCCCATCAATCAAGAAGGGATAACCGCAATCACCAAAAGCAGTAGGAATATTATGGATAAACTCTTTTTGTCCATCTTTTACACCTGTGATTTGCCCTGAGGGGGCTGAAGGATGAGTATAATTCGTGTTTCGCCAGGAAACCAAATGAATATCCTCATTCAAACGAATATCTCCCTTATGCTGCTTTAACGTTGGGAAATTCTTCCCTCCATCAGGTATATAATACAATGCAGCATATTGACCCACTCCAACACAGGTAATTTTAT